GGTGGTATAGAAGTTACCCAAAAATTGAATTCTGACCAACATTGAAACAGCAAAAAAAAAAGATGTCTACTTCTACTGGAGAACCGTATGAAATATTATTGGATCCAAATGAAACGCGTTTGGTCATTAGACCTATAAAATACAATGATTTATGGGAATTTTATCAACAACAAAAAGCGACAATTTGGAATGTGGAACATTTTATGGATTCAATAAATAAAGATAAAGAGCAATTTGAAAGTTTGGACCCAAAAGAACAAAAATTGGTTAAATGTATTCTATCTTTTTTTGCTGCCAGTGATGGAATTGTAAATATGAATCTGAGAGAAAGATTTGTGTCTGAAGTTCGAATCCCAGAAGCTTTATTTTTCTACAATCTTCAAGCATCCATGGAAGATGTACACGCAGATACATATTCTTTACTTATTGAAGCTTATATTGCCAACGAAGAAGAAAAAATTGCAACTTTTAATGCTTTGGACACTATACCAGCTATTAAAGCAAAAGGAGATTGGGCCAGAAAGTGGATTACCTCAGACAAGTCCTTTGCTCACCGTTTGGTTGCTTTTGCTATTGTTGAAGGGATTTATTTTTGTGGTGCCTTTTGTGTTATCTTTTGGTTCATGAATAAGAATGTCCTTCCTGGACTCACAAGCAGTAATGAATGGATATCCAGAGATGAAAGTTTACATACTGCTTTTGCTGTATGGGAATATCTGCATTATATTCGTAATAAATTGACTCAAGAAGAAGTTTATCACATGGTCACTGAAGCAGTGGATATTGAAATCGATTTTATTAGATATGCATTACCTGAAGGATTGCTTGGAATGAATGCTGAATTAATGACAGAATATATCAGATTTGTTGCAGATGGGTTATTATTGAATTTGGGATATGACATCTACTATAAATCCAAACAACCGTTTGGATTCATGGAAAAGCAAAACCTTTCAGACGTACGAGGGAATTTTTTTGAAGTGATTATTACTACTTATAACAAGTATGGAGTTGGAATAGATATGAATTCCTTTAATCTAGACAAAGTGTGCAAGAAGTTTCATGTTCGGAAATCAGAAGCTTTCCGTGTGAGAAAAGACAAATAGACAGCATTTTATTTTTAATAAATAAAATGGTTTTGAATAGGATCATGGGATAGTACCCGAAATGAAAAATAATTAATAGAAAATATCATGTTTAAAGATGACAACTGAAGCTTCCGAAAAGTTTTTGACAAGAGATGATATTTTACATCTTTCAGAGGCTGAACGGATGATGAAGTTGGAGATGTATACAGGAAGTAAGAAACAGAAACCCAGAGAGGAATGGTGGTACATCTTATCTGAAGAATCTATACAAAAAGGAGTAATCACTATTCCAGAGTGCATTGAAAGGTGTTTTATGGAGCCTTTAACGAATGCTTCAGATAATGTCCATCGTTCTCGTAGATTTGGCGTTAAACCTGGACATCTTTATATTTATATGAGTCCTAACCGTATTATTATTGAAAATAAAGGAACTCCTATCCCTGTAGAGTATAAGGATGAAGAAAAAATGTATGTTCCTGAACTTATTTTTGGTGTTCCTGGTAGCAGTTCTCATTACAATGAGGAAATACGCCATGAAGCAGGTGTAAATGGAATCGGTGCTAAACTTACTAATGTTTTTAGCAATCATTTTGAAGTAGAGATCAACGATCATATCCGAAAGAAGTCTTATAGACAAGTTTGGAATGGTATGGGTTTAGAAGGGCGTGAAGAACCAGAGATAAAAGAATATAGAGGGAGAGAATCGAAGGTTAGAGTGACCTTTGATTTATCTTATGATCATTTTGGTTATGAAGATAATCAGGCACCAAAAGAAACTTTTAATCTGTTTGCACGTCATTGTGCTGATATTTCTTTTACTACTAAGGTTCCTGTTCATTTTGAATATACTTTTTCTGATGAATCTGAGAAGAAAATAGTAAAGTTTGAGCTAGGACATCCAAGAGATTATTCTAGACTTTATTTTAGAGAAGCTGTCGAGAATTCTTTTATTCACTATGAGTGGCCCAAAGGGACAAGAATTATCAAGAAAAAAGATGGAAGACAGATTTCTCGTGATCCTAAGATCATTCCATTGATTGAAATGTGTGTTATCGATACTCCTGATAATAGCGAGAATATTTCTTTTGTTAACTCTATGATGACACGCGATGGAGGGATACATGTGGAAACTGCATTAAAAGCAGTTTCTGATCATATTGTTAATTTTGTTAATTCTGACAAAGGGGAAGGTCTAAATATTACTTTGAAACATGTACGACCAAATATTTCTTTAGTTCTGACAGCTATGGTTGAAAATCCGGGATTTAGCGGACAAACAAAGAATAAACTTAGTGACCCGAATCCTTTTTCTCCCAAAATTCGTATTTCTAAAGAGGAGATGAAGCCTGTTATGGAATGGAATATGATTCAACATCTTTTGGCTATTATTGATGCTAAAAGACATGCCCTATTTTCCAAGACTGATGGAAAGAAAAGAGGTAATATCTCAACCAAAAATGGTCAGGATGCCAACTTTGCAGGGAAGAAGAAATCAGCTCAGTGCACCCTTTATGTTGTATAGGGGCTTTCTGCTTCTGCTTATCCAAATAAACTAATTGATCATATGGATAATGGTCTGGATTACTGTGGAATTCTCCCTATCCGTGGTAAATTCATCAATGTCCGAAAGAATAAAGATATTAAAGTGGCTAAGAACAGGGAGATAGCTGAGTTGAAAAAGATGTTGGGGTTGACAGACAAGATGGATTATACTGATCCTAAAAACCTCAAGACTTTGCGCTATGGTAAAGTCGTGATCATGGCTGATTCAGATGACGATGGAAAACATATTGTTGCTCTGTTACTGCTATTCTTTCATTGTTTCTATCCTTCTCTTTTGCAAATAGGCTATGTTTATAATTACCTTACTCCTATCATTCGGGTGATCAAGGGGAAACGTAAACATAAATTCTATACTTTTGGTGAATATGAGAAATGGAGAAGAAGAAATAAAAATTATAATACATGGAAACATATTTACTTTAAAGGTCTGGGTAGAACCACAGATGCTCAAATCAAAGAAGATTTCTATGATCAACATGTGATTCATTGTCTATATGACGATTATGCACCTCAAACCATGGAACTTGCTTTTGCAAAAGAAATGAGGGATGAAAGAAAGGCTTGGTTAGCTCATTTTGGTAAACTTGGTGAAATAGAAGTTGTAGAAGAACAACCTATTTCTGAATTTATTAATACAGAATTGGTCAAATTTGGTCTGCTAAATCTAAGAAGAGCTATTCCATGTATGATGGACGGATTTAAAGATGCTCAACGCAAGGTTATGTGGGGTGCATTTCTTATTTGGAACACAGAAAAGGTGGGTAAAATAAAATGCGGCAATTCTAATTACAAAGAAATGAAAGTAGCGCGTATCGCAGCTGATGTTGCTGGGAAAACTAATTATCACCATGGTGAGAGAAGTTTAGAAAATACTATTGTAGCTATGGCCCAAGATTTTGTGGGTTCCAACAACCTTCCTTATTTTGCCAGGGATGGACAATTCGGTTGCGTTGCTCCTGATAATCCTATATTGTTATGGAATGGAAAAACAATTCAAGCTCAAGACATCCAAGTTGGCGATGAGTTAATAGGTGATGATGGTGATAAACGTACAGTTTCTAAAGTGGTAAGTGGTACTGATAATATGTACGAAATCAGTCAAACCTTTGGCGATACTTATATTGTGAATAGTGTTCATATCCTAACTTTGATAATTCCTTCACATAAGAATATTTTTTGGAAGGAATCAACCAAATCGTGGGTGATGCATTATTATGATCGAAATGATAAACAGATAAAATGTAAAACCATTCGTACGGTAGGATGTATCACTAAACGTACTGAACATTTTAATAAATCAACTATCACCAAAGAAGATGCTTATCAGCAGATAAAACAATTTAGAGACACTATTCCTGATGATAATGTAGTAGATATTCGTCTGAGTGATTATCTTAAATTGTCAAACAACCAGAAAAGGTTTTTTTCAGGTTATAAGCTCTATAAACCTATTAAATGGAAGAAACAAGATGTCCTTATTGATCCATATATTTTTGGTACATGGTTGGGAGATGGAGATTATTGTGGCAGAGGATTTACAACTATATACCCGGAAATCGTGAAGAAGTATTGTCTATGGGCAGCATCCATTGGGGCTGAAATCGTGCATCATACAGACAAGTCGGGCGACACCTATCATTTCGGTATTCGTCGACGAGGATCTGGTCGCTTAACTGCTATTGGACATCCTGATCACAATTGCGATATATGCACTGGTTGTCAATCATCTAAGTTTAAGTGCATTGTCTGCGATTGGCATCCTGAAAATTTCCAACATGATGTTGTAAAAGTCAATGGTGTGGCTACCAATGGGATGAAAAGGTCAGATCTAAATCCATTTAAAGAAATTTTAAAGAAGCATGGACTTTTTAAGAATAAACATATCCCAGACGTTTACATAAGGAATGATGAACAGACCAGATTGGCACTTTTAGCGGGATTTATTGATACAGATGGTTGCGTGAAAAAGAACAAAAATAGAAACGGATATCATTATCACGCGGAAATTTATCAGAAAGATGATATTCACGGACATCTTCTTGATTCTGTTGCTCAAATTGCGTCTTCATTAGGCTTTAGAAGTCGTATCTATAAAATGTCTAATGGCATGAAAACACTTAATATTTCTGGACATGATTTACATCGGATCCCTACTATAATTCCACATAAAAATATACCTAAAGTGACTCTTGATGTACATACAAGAAATTATTATGCTTCAAGGATACAGATCAAACATGTAGGATCAGGAAAATATTGTGGTTGGTATATCGATGGAAATGAAAGATTTCTTTTAGGAGACTATACTGTAACTCATAACACCCGAAGGCTTGGTGGTAAAGATTCAGCTGAATCTCGATATGCAGAAACTAAACCTGAATGGTGGATTCCTTATGTCTTTCGAAAAGAAGATCTACCTATTCTTGAAATAAAAGAGGATGAAGGGGAAGAGGTTGAACCTGTATGTTTCTACCCTACTATTCCAGTAGTTTTGATCAATGGTTGTAATGGTATTGCCACAGGATATAGCACTTTTATGCCCAATCATAACCCTCTAGATATTATTCATTGGCTAAAATGCAAGATTCAAGATAAATCTTTACCCAAAATAAATCCTTGGTATAGAGGATTTTCAGGATCCATTGAAGTGGTAGATAGAAGAGCTAATAAACAAAGAAGAAAAAGAAAAGGTCGCACACCTTTATCCATTGAAGAACCAGCTAATAATCTCAAAACCACACCATCATTGGATTTAATCCCTTCTCCAACTTTAGAAGATGATTCAGAAGAAAATATTGTCCCCGACACTCCACCCCTAGATTCTTTTACCGATAAAGATGAAGAGTCTGTTAAAGACGGTTATAATGGTCCTAGTTTCCTCAGAGACATTGAAGAACATGTTCGTGAATTTAAAGAAGAAACGGGACGTCCTCTTTATTCTATGATCACTGAAGGTGATTTTTATACAAATGATAAAGGACAAATTGTCATCACTGAATTGCCTATTGGAAAATGGACACATCCTTATAAAAAATGGTTGGAAACTCTCAGGGATGAATTTAAGCTCATCAAAGATGTAAGAGATACTTCCAAAAGTAACATCCCTGGATTTGAAATTACTGGATTTAAACACATCCCAAGCCACAAAACTTTGAAATTGAGAACCCAATTTGGTATGAGCAATATGGTCTTGTTAGATATAGATGATAAACCCCAGCGTTATGACTCTGTATCCAAGTACTTGGATATTTTTTATGAAAAGCGTTTGCATTACTATGGAGTAAGAAAAATGTACCTTTTGAGTTCTTGGAATGAGAAAATTTCTGAATTACAAGAAAAAAGAAGATTTATTCAAGCAATTCTTGACAAAGATTTGATCATTGAAAATAGACCCCGTGAGGATATCTATCGCGATATGGATGAACTAAATTTCTCTCATACCTTGGCTTCAACTAGTGTGATCAAGTTTTCTGAAGATGAAATACTAAATTTGGATGAAAAAATAAAGGAAATTCAACAGAATATAGAAACCTTAGAAACTACAGAACCCAAAATATTATGGCTCAAAGAGCTACAAGAATTTGAAAGAGAATATCGCAAACATTACAAGATTGCCACCAAAGAAGACAAACTTAGATTAAAAGTAACAAAGACTAAAAGAAAATAAACACCAATATCAAAAAAAATTATATAACCATATATAATTTTATTATCGTTCTTCAAATTTTATTGTTTGAAAAAGAATGTTTCTATTTCTTCTTCTGATGGTTCCCTAGCACATATAATAAGAGTCAAATGTTCAGGAAAGTATCCAACAATCCATCCTTTTTGTCGTATCTCACCGATCAACTCTTCAAAAGTTGTTTTTTCCCATCTTTTTTCTCGTTCCAATGTTATGGGCCACCACCATTTCTTCTCACATCCTCGTGTTACTTCTTCAACAACCTTTGCTCGAATTATGCTCTTTTCTTCTTCGATTTTCTCTCTTAATTGTCGTTCTCTTCGAATCCTTTTCTCGTTTAACACATTACTGGGCGTAAAATCAACTGGAAACGTGTTCATTTGTCAAAGTAATATATCAATATGTATATGTATTGATTTCAATAAAAACAAAAAAAAATCATTTTTTTGTTGATTGGATGATGTTATTTCGCCAAAAATGAATTAGTAAAGATAAAATTATGAATATAACGAGAATGGATTTTATTAAGAGGTTTCCCGATGAGGTTCTGTTAATTCTATTTAGTAAAGTAAATATAGATATTGCTTGTGTTTTACGTTTGGTAAAGAAAAGACTTTATCAACTTAGTCATGATGAAGATTTATATGAAGTATTTCGGCAAAACAAAATAAGTATAAAATTGAATCATGGAGGATGTATACGAAATGGAGATTTATATATGGGGGTTTCAACCATTCAATGCAATTGCTGGATAATTTTGAATCTAAATCGAAAAAGTTAAATATATCGAACAAGAAAATTAAGACACTTTTAACAGGAGATACTTGCACTCTTGTTCTTACTGAAGACAAAGAATTTTATATATGGGGATACAATCGGTGCATATGTGAATCTACAATGACAACCCCCTACAAATTTGATTCGGAGAACAAATTTGATTCAGAGAACAAATTTGATTC